CACCTAAGAGATATTGTAGCAAGACTACCTGATACAACACCAAAAAATTACGATAGTCTATACGGCAAGAGAAAAGTTGAAAAGGTTACTCTTGGTCAAAATGACGACTATTACATTGGTAGTGATGATAAAGGTGCTAAAAAATTCGTTGCTAAACACGAAGTAGAAGTTCACGATTATCCAGTTCAAAATGACGGTGATGTTCCATTCAAAGCAGTAAATATTAAACCGATTCTCGCATCAGATGTTGATAAACAACACGGATATCAAGGTTATCCAGCTGGCGAGGACAGGAAAGTTTATGAAGAAGTGGAACAACTTGATGAAAAATTAAAAGTTTCTGATGGTGTTGGTGCCTGGATAAAAGATTTTCAAGATTCTGATGCTCCTCAATTTGAAGGAAAATCAAAAGACGAAAGAAAGAAAATGGCTTTAGCTGCTTATCTAGAAGCTAAGGGAAAATCTAAGAAAAAAAAAGAATAAATAATAGTAATATATACTACTATGATAAGAGTGATGCAGTTAGCACAGCAAGTCCAACTGTAAATACAACAGAACCATATCAAGGAATATTAAGGGTGTAAAATGATTTTAAAAGTATTAGGACCTGAAATATCTATAGGAACAGCAAATACTGTTGCTAATTCTAATTTAGTTAGAGTCATTAACACTGGTGCAGCTGCTGTTCTTAATGTAGGTAGTGTTGGTAATGTAACGGTAACTAACACAGAAGCAGTTATTGTAGAAAAAGAACCCACAGAAACTTTAACAGGAACTGGTATGGTAGCAGCTCCAATAGCTTTTAGGTACTAAGATGAAACTAATCAAAGAACTAACAGAAGAAGTAGAATATATCACAGAAGCAGATGAAGCTTCTGGTAAAAAGAATAATTACATTCGTGGTGTATTCTTAGTCGGCGAACAAAAAAATAAAAACGGCAGAATATATCCTATCTCTACTCTTGAAAAAGAAGCAGAAAGATATTGTAAAGAGATAGTAGAACAAAAAAGAGCATATGGTGAGCTTGGACATCCAAAAGGTCCACAGATTAATCTTGATAGAGTTTCACATATCATCACTGAATTAAAAAGAGATGGCAATAATTATATTGGTAAAGCAAGACTAACAGAAACACCAATGGGTGAAATTGCTAAAGGTCTTTTAAATTCAGGTGCAAGTCTTGGTGTATCTTGTAGAGGTATGGGTAGAGTTGAACCCTGTAAAAAAACAGGTGTTATGGTTGTACAAGATGATTACAGAATTGCTACAGCTGCTGATATTGTCGCTGATCCTTCTGCTCCAGGAGCATTTGTTCAAGGTATTATGGAAAATGTAGAATGGATTTATGATCCAGTTAGTGACAGTTGGCTAGAAGAAAAATTGAATAATACTAAAAAATCAATTGGAAAAATGTCAATGTCACAAATTGAAGAGAGTAAACTATCAATCTTTGAAGATTATATTTCCTCTTTATCATTAAAAAGATAAATTTTATAAATAGATATAAATGCTCAAAGGAGAAACAAATATGTCTCAAGAAGAAATCTTAGATGAAAAGTATGAAATGGATTCCCCAGATTCTGGTAACGAAACCATTGCTGCTAAATCTATTAAAGCAAAAGGTCAAGTTACAGACACTCAAATGGCAGATTCCAAATCATCAATGATGAATGGTATGATGTCAGCAATGGCAGCTATGCCAAAAGAACAAGTTGCAAATATGTTTGATCAGGTTATGGCTCAGTTTGGTCACTGGGCAGATAACATTCCTGATGATGCAGCTGCTAAAAATGCATCTACTATTGCAGCTAAACCATCTGCAGCATCTGGTTCTATGAAAGAAGATGTTGCCGAAATGTTTGCTGGTGAAGAATTATCAGAAGAATTTAAAGAAAAAGCTACTGTTCTTTTTGAAGCTGCTGTAAACGCTAAAGTTACAACTGTAACTCAAGAGCTAGAAGAGCAGTTTGAAGAAGCACTAAACGAAGAATTGTCATACTTCACTGAAGAAGTCACTGATAAGTTGGATAACTACTTAAACTATGTTGTAGAAAATTGGATGTCAGAAAATGAAGTTGCCATTGAATCTACATTGAAGAATGAAGTAAATGAAGAATTTATTCAAGGTCTAAAAGGACTATTTGAACAAAATTATATTGAAATGCCAGAGGACAAAGTTGACATTGTAGAAGAACTAGCTGAAAAAGTTGAACACCTCGAAAACAGACTCAATGATTCTATTAATGAAAACTCAGAATTGAAAAATGTTCTTTCTGAATCTGTAAAAAAACAGGTAATTGATGATGTTTCATCAGATTTAACTTTAATGCAACAAGATAAATTTTTATCATTCGCTGAGGGAATTGAATTTGATGGTGATGTTGATGAGTATGGTAAAAAATTAGAAATCATTAAAGAAAATTATTTCGGTACTCAGAAACAACAAGTTTCTTCTAATCTTGAGGAAGAAGTTTTTGAAGAAGAAACAGAGTTGAATGAATCCTATGTTCATCCATCAATGCAGAAATATGTTAATGCATTACAAAGAACAGTCAAAAATTAATATATTATAAATAGTCTAAAATACATCTTATAGAAAGGAATAATAATGTATTTATCCGAGGATATTCAAAATAAGTGGGCTCCAGTCCTAGACTGTGACTCAGTTGGTTCCATTAAAGATACACACCGTCGTTCTGTTACTGCTCTAGTTCTAGAAAATACTGAAAAAGCACTAAGAGAAGATGCAGCACACGGTAGTTATCAAACTCTAACAGAAGCTAACCCAGCTGCTACAAACATTATGGGTGCTTCTTCTTCAACAGCAGCAGACGGTGCTGTTGATATCTTTGATCCAGTTCTTATTTCACTTGTTCGTCGTGCAATGCCAAACCTAGTTGCATACGACATTTGTGGTGTCCAGCCAATGACTGGTCCAACTGGTCTTATTTTCGCAATGCGTTCACGTTATGCTAACCAAGCTGGTGACGAAACTTTCTTCAACGAAGTTAATACTGCATTTTCTTCTGTTGTTTCTGGTGCCAATACTTTTGGTCAGCAACATGTAGAAAACTCAGGTATTCCTGGTGCTTCTAACACTTCTCCATTAACAGCTGTTAACACATACAACACTGGTTCTGGTATGTCAACAGCACAAGCTGAAACTCTTGGTACTGATGGTAATACAGCATTCCCAGAAATGGCTTTCTCTATTGAGAAACTAACTGTGACTGCTAAGACTCGTGCTCTAAAAGCAGAATACACTATGGAACTAGCACAAGACCTAAAGGCAATCCACGGTCTTGATGCTGAAACTGAACTCAGCAACATTCTTTCTTCTGAAATTCTTGCTGAAATCAACCGTGAAGTTATTCGTACAATTAACATTACTGCTGAAACTGGTGCTGACCTAAACACTACTACTTCTGGTGTTTTTGATCTAGACACAGATTCAAACGGTCGTTGGTCAGTTGAAAAGTTCAAGGGTCTTATGTTCCAACTCGAAAGAGAAGCGAACAGAATCGCAAGAGAGACTCGTAGAGGGAAAGGCAACATGGTGCTTTGTTCATCAGATGTTGCTTCAGCTCTACAAATGGCCGGTGTTCTTGATTATGCACCAGCACTAAATTCAAATAACCTAGAAGTTGATGACACAGGCAATACTTTTGCTGGTGTTCTTAACGGTCGTCTAAAAGTTTACATCGATCCATATGCTGTCGGTGGTAACTATATGACTGTTGGTTATAAGGGTTCATCAGCATTTGATGCTGGTCTGTTCTACTGCCCATATGTTCCTCTACAGATGGTCAGAGCAGTTGATCCTCTCTCCTTCCAGCCAAAGGTAGGGTTCAAAACTCGTTACGGTATGATTGCAAACCCATTCGCAAAAGGTTTAACACCATTTACTGATGATGGTCTTGCAATTAACTCTAACAAGTACTACAGAAAAGTTATTGTTAATAACCTAATGTAATACTGCTTGGGGGAGATTTTTCTCCCCCTATTCTATTCCCAATAAAAAAATAATAACTAAAACGGGAATATACTAAGGGAGTTTTATACTCCCTTTTTTTTATATCATAAATATACCATAAGGAGAATGGTATGTCAGCAGTAGATAATACACCAGAAAATAAAAACTTTTTATCCCCTCTTAATTTTAGATTTCAAATTAAGAAGGCACCACATGTTAATTTTTTCGTTCAGTCTGTGAACATACCTGCTATTTCTCTTCCACATGTAGACACACCCAACCCATTTGTAAGAATTCCACAAACTGGCGATCACCTATCATTTGAACCTTTACAGATAAGTTTTAAGGTGGATGAAGACTTACAAAATTATCTAGAGATACACAATTGGATATTGGGTTTAGGTTTTCCAGAATCATACGACCAATATAAAAAATTATCAGATGTTCCTAGAATAACAGGCGAAGGTCTGTTGTCTGACATTACTGTATTAGTTTTATCCAGTACAAAAATAGCAAACTATGAAGTAACTTTTGTAGATGCACATCCGGTATCTTTAACAGAATTAAAATTTAATTCAACAGATACTTCTGTGAACTATATAAGTAGTAGTGCAACTTTCAAATATACCCATTATAAAATTCAAAATATATAAGGATTGTTATGAACATTGATGAGATTATGTCTGAGTGGAAAACTGACTCAGAAATAGATGTGACTGAGCTTGCCGATGAGTCTATAAAGATAGCAAAATTACATCAAAAATACTATGAATATTTGATAAAGGAAAAGTTATTATTTAAGAAAAATGAATCAGATCTTAAACTATTAAGGTTAGAAAAATACGAATTTTATACACAGGGTCACAACGAAGAAACATTGAAAAAAGGATGGGAACTTCCATCCAAAGGTATGGTTATAAAATCCGAAATACCTATGTATCTTGAAGGTGATAAAGATATTATCAATCTAAATCTAAAGATAAGTTATCAACAAGAGAAAATAGACCTTCTACAATCCATTATAAAATCTTTGAATAACAGAGGATACAATATCAAATCTGCTATTGATTGGATTAAATTTACATCAGGTGTATAATGGAAATTATAAAATTAGAAAAAGTGAACGAGGTTTACAATAAAGTTATATGTGAACCTGGTGTAGGATATGAAATAAAAGATTACTTTACTTTTAAAGTTCCAAACTATCAATTTATGCCTGCTTATAAAAATAAACTTTGGGATGGAAATATTTACCTTTTCAATCCAATGAACTGTTTATTATATGGTGGATTAACAGAACATTTAGAAATATTTTGCAAAAGTAGAGATTATAAATTAGAATTATTATCTGATTTTAGTTCTGATAATATGTCTGTAAAAGAGACTCTTGATTTTGTTAAAAGTTTAAATTTACCATTTCAACCAAGAGAATATCAATTAGAGGCGTTTGTAAGATGTGTGAGATCTAGAAGAAAAATGTTATTATCTCCGACAGGAAGTGGAAAAAGTTTGATTATTTATTTACTCTCAAGATTTTATAACTTGAGAACATTAATAATTGTCCCTACTACTTCTCTTATTCATCAAATGACATCAGATTTTCTTAGTTATGGTTACAGCGATCCAGACAATATTCACAAAATCTACCAAGGTCAAGATAAAAATATAAAATCACAGTTTGTGATTTCAACTTGGCAATCAATCTTCAAACAATCAAAAGACTGGTTCAACCAATTCGATGTCGTAATTGGAGATGAAGCACATTTGTTTAAAGCCAAATCTCTTACTTCTATAATGACAAAGTTAGAAACCTGTAAGTATAGATTTGGATTCACCGGAACCCTTGACGGATCTGAAACACATCAACTTGTGCTAGAAGGATTGTTTGGACCTGTAAAGAAAATAATCACAACATCAGAGCTTATAGAACAAAAACATTTATCAAATTTTATGATTAAGTGTATCTCTTTACAATATCCTGATGATATTAAAAAAGAATGTTCTAAGTATTCGTTTCAACAAGAAATGGATTTTCTTGTATCCAATCAAGAAAGAAACAAGTTTATTACTAATTTATCTTTATCATTAAAAGGTAATACTTTATTATTATTTCAGTATGTTGACAAACACGGAAAAGTGTTGTATGATATGATTTCTAATGAACATAGTGATAAAGATATTTATTTTGTTCATGGGGGTATTGATGGAAACGATAGAGAAAAGATTCGTAATCTAGTAGAAAAGAATAATAACTCTATTATTATTGCTTCTTATGGAACCTTTTCTACTGGAATTAATATTAAGAATTTACATAATATTATATTTTCTAGTCCATCTAAGTCTAAAGTAAGAAATCTACAATCTATTGGTAGAGGGCTAAGGTTATCAGATAACAAAGAACAAGCTGTTCTATATGATATATCTGATGATCTATCTTGGAAACAGCGTAAGAACTTTACTTTGTTACATTATATTGAAAGAGTTAAGATATACAATGAAGAACAATTTGAATACAAAACATATAAAATCAATATTAATACTTAGACTTTCAAAGACACAGTCTTATTATACACACGGTTTAAATCTTGTCAAGGGAAAAATGCAATGAGAAAGAAAAATTATATAAACAATAAAGAACTGTATTCGGAAATGGTTAAATATCATTCTGCATATAAAACTAACAAAGAAGTAGAAATATCTAACTACATAGGCAAAGCAATACTTCTTATATGTAACAATCTTTCAAGAAAACCTAATTTTTGTGGATATACATATAAAGAGGATATGATTTCTGATGCAGTGTGTGACTGTGTTGCATCTGTAAAATCATTTAATGTTGAAAAATCAAATAATCCATTTGCATATTTTACACAAACTGCTTGGAATGCTTTTTTAAGAAGAATTGAAAAGGAAAGTAAACAAACAGTATTGAAACATAAAAACTTAGTAAATATGTATGTAATGCCAGAAACAGTTGTTGAAAATGATAAATCAAGTGTAAAATCAAATGAATTTTCTGATGAAATAATAAAAAATTATGAAAATAAATTGACAGAGAGAAAAAACCGTGCTAGATTAAATAGCCTAAGTAAGAAAGGTGTGTTAGATGAAAAGAGATCACTTAGTGCCCGTGGCAGTTAAAGATATTGGAGATAAAGTAGTTTCAAAGATTGTAAAACAAAGCGATAGACTTTATCACATCCAAAGACTAGAAGAAATTAGAGATTATTGTAATACCGTTATTAAAAAATTTGAGAGAAAATGAAAGTAGCAATAATATCAGATACACATTGGGGAGTTAGAAATGACTCTCCAATTTTCTATGAATATAATAAACTGTTTTTAGACAATCAGTTTTTTCCATATTTAGAAGACAATAATATCAACCAAGTTATTCATCTTGGTGATTTGGTTGATAGAAGAAAGTATATCAATTTCTATACTCTTAAAAGATTAAGAGAAGATTTTCTTGATAAAATGTGTGATAAAAATATCACTATGGATTTGATTTGTGGAAATCACGATACTTATTTTAAAAATACAAATGATGTAAATGCTTTAGATTTGCTTTTAAAAGATTATGATAATGTGAAAAGTTATATTGATCCACAAGAAGTTTCTGTAGATGGATGTAATATATTATTTTTACCTTGGGTGTGTAAAGATAATGAAAAGAAAACATTTGAAATTATAGAAAAAACAAAATGTCAAATTGCTATGGGACATTTAGAAATATCAGGATTTCCTATGTTTGTTGGTTCTCCTATGTCTCACGGATTTGATAGAAAACTTTTTTCTAAATTTGATATGGTATTTTCTGGGCACTTTCATCATAGAACTTCTGGTGGTAATATATTTTATCTTGGTAGTCATTCTGAATTTATGTGGTCTGATTGTAATGACCCACGAGGATTTCATATATTTGACCTAAAAACCAGAGACCTAACCTTTATACCTAATGAATATACCATTCACCATAAATTTGAATATGATGAAAACAATATTGACTTAAAAAACTTAGAAGAAAAAGATTTTAAAAACAAGATAGTTAAAATTATTGTAAAAAACAAAACAGACAACTTTGCTTTTGATTCGTTTATTGAACTTCTTGAAAACTATTCTCCTTACAAATATCAAATTATAGATGAAGTCATTGAGATAAATGAAGAAGATTTAGTGTTAGAAGCAGAATCTACACTTGATATATTTAAAAAATATATACATAGTTCTAATACTGGTTCTATTGTGAAAGATGAGCTTGAAAGAGTTATAGTAGATCTATATAATGAGGCAATCGATAAAGAATGATTATTTTTGAAAATATAAAATGGAAGAATTTTCTTTCCACTGGTAATGTTTATACTAAAATTAATCTATCAAAAAATAAAAATACACTTATAATAGGTGAGAATGGTGCAGGAAAATCTACCATTCTCGATGCACTTACTTTTGCTCTTTATAACAAACCATTCAGAAAAATTAATAAAGGACAGCTTGTTAATTCTATTAACAATAAAGGTGCTGTTGTTGAACTTGAATTTTCTCTATACAAAAACAAATATAGGATTGTAAGAGGAATTAAACCAAATATTTTTGAGGTCTATAAGAATAATGATTTAATAAATCAAAATGCAGATTCTAAAGACTATCAAGAATATTTAGAAAAGCATATTCTAAAAATAGGTTATAAATCTTTTTGTCAAGTTGTTGTTCTTGGGTCAGCAACATTTCTTCCGTTTATGCAATTGCCTGCTGCACAGAGAAGAGAGATTGTTGAAACACTTTTAGATTTACAAATTTTCACAACTATGAACAGCGTTCTAAAAGATAAAGTTCAGAAAAATAAAGAGGATTTTATTAGAGTAGAAGAACAAAAAAGAAATATAGAAGAAAAGATTATTATAATCAAAAAGTATATTGAAAAAAGAGAACAGGAAAGCAAAGAAAGTGTAGAAAAAAAAGAAAAAGAAATTGAAAAGATTGATGAAATTATCATTTCTAAAAAAGAGGAACTGAAAAAAGTTGAGAAGGAATATCACGAATTATCTCAAGATGTTTCAGATGATAAAAAGATTACAAATGAGAATACAAATCTATTACTGCTAAGAGAAAAAATAAATTCTAAAATAGATATGGTCTCTGAAGAAATAACATTCTTGGAAACAAATGATGATTGTCCAACCTGTAAACAGAGAATAGAAGAAAGTTTTAAATTAGAATCTATTGGTGATAAAAATGATAAACTTAAAGAATATAAAGACGGTTTATTTCTTCTAAAAGAAAAAATATTCAACAATGAAAAGGAAATGCAAAGTTTAAATGAAAGTAAAGAAAAGTTATCAAAAGTAAAAGACCAATTTAGAGATATTAGTTTTGATTTATCTTCAACAGAGAGAATGAAAAAATCTATTGAAGCAGAAATAAAAAGCATAAAGAAAAAAGAATCTACTATTAGTAATGAAGAAATAAAAGATAGTGAAGAAGAATTGATAAAAATTAATGATATATATAATGAGTTGATAAAAAATAAAGATTTGTATTCTGCATCATCTGTGTTATTGAAAGATAATGGAATCAAGTCTAGGATTATTAAAAAATATATTCCTATAATCAACAAACTTATTAATAAGTATCTTTCTGATTTAAATTTCTTTGTTAAGTTTGAATTAGATGAAGAATTTAATGAGGTTATTAAAAGTAGACATAGAGACGAGTTTTCATATTCATCTTTCTCAGAAGGTGAAAGGATGAAAATAAATCTATCAATACTTTTTACTTGGAGAATGATTTCTCAATTAAGAAATTCTATCAATACAAATCTATTGATTATGGATGAAGTTTTTGATAGTTCTCTTGATAGTGAAGCAACTGAAGATTTTATGAAACTATTGAATGAATTTGGAGACAAAACAAATGTGTTTATCATTTCACACAAAACAGAACAGTTAAATGAAAAATTTGACAACATTATTCGATTTAAAAAACAGAAAAACTTTAGTAAGATAGTACAATGATATTAGATATTGTAGACAAAACAAATCCTATACTTAAAGAAAAGATGGATAGATTTGATTTTTCTGAACCACAAACAGACCCAATAGAATTAGCACATAATTTAACTCAGACTATGATTCATAATAATGGATTAAGTCTTTCAGCAAACCATGTTGGTTTGCCTTACAGAGCATTTGTTATTATGTCTAATCCAGTTATCTGTTGTTTTAATCCAAGAATTGTAGATGAAACAAATGAAACAGTTTATCTAGAAGAAACAAGCTTGACTTATCCTGGATTATCAGTTAAGATAAAGAGACCGTCTAATATTAAAGTTAGGTATGAACAACCTAATGGTGATATAGCAACAAACAAATATATTGGTATGACTTCAAGATTGATACAACAAGAGTTAGACCATTTGAATGGAATTCTATTTTATACAAAAGCATCTGCTTATCATTTAGAACAGGCGAAGAAAAAAAGGAAAAAACTTTATGGAAATAAAAATTGAAATAGAAACTCTTAGAAAAAATAAACTGTTTATTGCTACGCCCATGTATGGCGGACAGTGTGCTGGTATGTTTACCAAGAGTGTAGCAGATCTATCAGCATTTTGTGCTAAACACCAAATTCCATTACAATTATATTTTATGTTTAATGAATCCTTGATTACTAGGGCACGAAACTATTGTTGTGATGAATTTATGAGGTCTGATGCAAACCATCTTATGTTTATTGACTCTGATATTGGATTCAATCCACAAGATGTTATTGCACTTATGGCACTTCAGTCTCAAAATGAAGACTATGATATTATTGGTGGGCCATATCCTAAGAAGTGTATTTCTTGGGAAAAAATTAAAAGAGCAGTAGATAAAGGAGTTGCTGATGAAGAAAGTAATGTTCTAGAAAAGTTTGTAGGAGATTATGTGTTTAATCCAAAAAGTGGTCAAAATCAAATTAAGCTATCTGATCCAGTGGAAGTTTTAGAAATTGGAACTGGATTTATGATGGTTACAAAAAATGCAATGTCTAAATTTCAAGAATCATATAAAGAGTATATGTATAAACCAGATCATGTAAGAACAGAACATTTTGATGGATCTCGTGAAATTATGCAATATTTCCAAGCAGAAATTGATCCAAAAACAAAGCGATATTTATCAGAAGATTATTGGTTCTGTCAAAAAGCACAAGAAGCAGGACTTAAAACTTGGCTATGTCCTTGGATGCAACTTCAACATGTTGGTTCGTATATTTTTGGTGGTTCTCTTGCAGACCTTGCAGCAATTGGTGCTGCAGCAACAGCAGACCCTTCTAATCTTTCTAAAGCTAAAAAGAAATAAATTAGGATTATATTATGAAAATTGATAAAAATATTATTAATATTTTGAAAAACTTTGCACAAAACAGTTTATCCCTTTCTGTAAAAAAGGGAAATAAAATTGGTGTTATTTCAGAATCAAGAAATACTATTGCAGAGGCATATCTTCCAGTTCCATTTGAACGAGACTTTGCAGTTTATGATTTAAGTAAATTTATCTCTTGTTTATCAATGTTTTACGAACCAGAGTTGATTTTCCAAGAATCATATGTTACTATTACTGATGGTAACAGATCTATCAATTATATGTATGTAGATGAAGAACTTATTAGTAAATGTGTCATACCAGAACATAAACTGACTACCGATCCACAAGTAGCAGAGTTCAACATAACATCACAAAATCTAAAAGATGCAGAAAAAGCATTATCTGTTCTATCTGTTCCTAATATTGTATTTGAAGGAAAAGATGGTAAACTAAAAATGATTGTCTGTGATGTGAAATTAGACTCTGGTAATAACTTTGAGATTATTGTTGGTGAAACCGATAATAACTTTAAAGCAATTTTCTTAGCAGAAAATATTAAAATACTTGGTGATGACTATAGAATTGTTTTAGGACAAGGTGTTGCAAAGTTCTATGGTAATGTTATTGAGTATTGGATTCGTTATGATCATCAAAGTGTGATGAATTAATTGAGGAAATAAAATGGAACAGTTTTTGTGGACTGAACTTTACAGACCAAAGTCTGTAAAAGATACTATTTTGCCTGATAATATGAAATCTGTTTTTCAATCTTTTGTTGATAAAAAAGAGATTCCAAATATGATTTTATCTGGAACCTCTGGTGTTGGAAAAACAAGTGTTGCAAAAGCAGTTCTTACTGAACTGGAATGTGAATATCTAGTTATCAATGGTTCTTTAAATGGTAATATTGATACTCTTAGAAATGAAATTCATAATTTTGCTTCAACAGTATCTCTATATGGTGGTAAGAAGTATATTATTCTTGATGAAGCAGATTATCTAAATGCTAATTCAACACAACCTGCTCTTCGTAATTTTATGGAAGAGTTCTCTAAAAATTGTGGATTTATTCTTACCTGTAATTTCAAAAACAGAATCATTCAACCTCTACATTCACGATGCACAGTGATTGATTTTAACTTTAACAAAAATGATAAAGTTAAACTTGCTATGTGTTTTATGAAAAGAATTGAAATGATTCTTAAAAATGAAGGTATAGAATATGAAAGAAGTGTGATTGCTGAAATTATTCAAAAATATTTTCCTGATTTTAGAAGAGTTTTAAACGAACTACAAAGATATTCTTCATCAGGAAAAATTGATACTGGTATTCTTGTTGATGTAAAAGAAACTTCTATTACAGAGTTAATTTCAATTCTTAAACAGAAAAATTATCCAATGTTAAGGAATTGGTTGTACAACAACTCAGATTGTGATATGAATGAATTATATAGACAGTTTTATGAACACGGTGCTGAATATTTTACAAAGCAAACTTTACCACACCTAATTATTTTACTTGGTAAATATCAGTATCAAAATGCATTTGTTGCAGATGCAGAGATTAACTTTATGGCATTTTTAGTTGAAGTTATGGTAGAATGTGAAATTTTAGATAAGTGAGGTTATTATGACAAAAAATATTACAGCTGTTAGAGTTTTAAATGTTCTTGATGTTTATCAAGATAATCCTCTTGGTAATAGATATGTATATCAGTATAAAATTGGTAGCACAGGAACTTGGAATGATGCTGAAATTGCATATTGTAAACAAGAAATAAACACAGACAATAGAGTTGAAATGACACAAAAAGAGTTCAATACTATTGTTACTGAGGGTATGAAACAACAAAATGAAGTAATTGAAGATAATTTAGACGATGAATAAGTATGATTGGAGATATGAAAATAGTATAACAAGAGATAAAAAATATTTAGAAGTTAATTCCGAAGAAAAATATATAGCAGGAAGAACAAATAAAGTTCTTTCTAACTATCTAGATACTATTCTTTATTCAAATGAAATGAATATGAATAGACATCTAGAAGATAAAATGCATTATGAATATCTTTTTTATTCTATAAAAGCAAGAAAAAGATTCTTTAAAAGAGATAAAACTTTACCTTTTGATGACATTTCTTTAGTTTGTGATTATTATAAATATAATCGTAAGAAAGCAGAACAAGCGATTAAAGTTCTGACTAAGGAACAACTCTACAAAATTAAAGAAAAATTACAAAAAGGTGGAGAAAAATGAGCAATCTAGATAATCTTGTTGAAGTGACTATTGCTGAAGACGAAGATTTCCTTAAAATAAAGGAGACTTTAACTCGCATTGGTATTGCTTCTAGAAAAGAAAATAAACTTTATCAATCCTGTCATATTTTACATAAACAGGGTAAATATTATATTGTACATTTTAAAGAGTTATTTGCTCTTGATGGAAAATCAACTGATTTCTCTGATGAAGATAAAGGTAGAAGAAATACTATCGTAAATCTTCTAAAAGAATGGGATTTGGTTTCAGTTGTAAACCTAGAAAAAATTGAATCTCCTAGAGCACCTATGGGACAAATTAAAATTATTCCTCACAAAGAAAAAAGTGAATGGGTTCTAGAGGCAAAATATAATATCGGCAGAAAACGAAATAGATAATAGGTAAATATATTATGAAAATTTTTGATACACCACTATTAACACACCTGTATTCTTTTAATAAAAAAGAACCTAAAACTCCCGCAGAAGAAAAACTTCAACAAATCCAGGAAATTTTGTTCCCTCCTTTGAAGCGATATACTGATAAGGATGGAAGAAAATTTCACGTGGATTATTGTGCTGATACTAATTTACAAGCAGCACTTCACGATTTAGAAGATGATTTTAATGATGAAAACACTAGAAAAACTATTAAAAGTGTTGAAGAAAGAATCATCAATGTAAGAAAAGTATTGGAATTTAATCAACCATTAGATAGTGATGCACAATATGTGATTGCTGATGATGTAGAGAATATTGAAGAGGATTAAAATGAGAAAGAAAACTATCTTTGCTACTATCGTAGCAGGAGGAATTTTTTGTGCCGGTTATCTAGGGTATGCTGATGTCCAAGGATTAGAATCAGTATCATCTCTTATATTCCTACATAACAAAAAATATAACTATAAAATTGTTAAAATTGTAGATGGAGACACAGTAGAATTTGAAGCAAAATTCTTACCAGACCCTCTCAAAAAAACTCTCAAATTAAGAATTGATGGTGTTGATACTCCAGAGAAAAATCACCTTGCAAAGTGTGATTTAGAGAGAAAGAAAGCACAAAAAGCAAAAGAGTTTACCACAGAACAAATCCAGAACGCTAGGGAAGTAAGAATCATTCTCAAAAAGTGGGGTAAGTTTGGAGGAAGAATAGTTGGGGATATCTCCTTGGATGGTAAACTTCTTAGCAAATTATTAATTGACAATAAACACGCTGCCGTATATATTGGCGGGAAAGGTAAGAAGAAGGATTGGTGTAAATGAGTAAAGGAGCACAGTTTATTTTAATTCTTATTACCTTTTTGTATTTTATTGGATTTGTTTATATTCAAGAAGCATATTCACATAGTTGGTATGATAAATGGTGTTGTAATGAAAAAGACTGTGCTCCTGTAATTAAAATGGTTCGTCATAAATCAAATAAAGGTTGGTTAATGACTTCAAAACACGGGACAGCATTTGTTCCAGATAATTCTAAGTTAGTTAAGATGTTGCATTCGGAAGATTCTAATGTTCATATTTGTATTGGTAATTTTGAGCAGCATCCATATTCTTATGATGAAAAAGCAAAAGAAAGTTCTGGTTATGCACGATGTGTGTATTGGCCAGTAAGTTAAACAAATGAGGAGAAAGAAAGTGTTTAATCGTTTTTACTCAATTGGAGTAGGATTTCTTATTGTTTTAGTGTTTGTGTTAGTTGCACTAACATCAACAAAAGCAGAAGCGGCCATTAAATGGGTTGATGGACAACCGGTATTTTACAAACAAAAAATTGTTAAGAAAAAAGTATATTCTAAGAGAAAAAGATATGCTAAGAAAAAAGTATATTCTAAGAGAAAAAGATACGCTAAGAAAAAAGTATATTCCAAAAAAAGAAGGTATGCTAAGAAAAGAATTTACAAATCACGAAAAAGTAGAGTGGCACGTTCTGGGTTAACAAAATTTAAAGGACACAGAATGCCAGTTTCTGTAGCAAATAAATTACGTGTTGTTGAATCTAAGTTTGGTAAAATTCGCATTTCATCATCTTGTCGTCCAGGTGCAACAGTAAGAAAAACTGGTAGACCTTCAATGCATAGATATTGCCGAGCAGTGGACTTTAATCCACCACGGGGAAAATATAGACAGGTTGCACGTTATCTGAAAACAACATGGGGTGGTGGTGTTGGGACATACTCAGGCCGATTTAATCATATCCACATCGATGACCACCGAGGTCGTTGGCACAATTAACGAGTTTGTGACTATAGTTAAAGTATATGAACCTAAAGAGTATGATTTTGTATATAGATTTAAATTTGCTATGATGGCAGACAGCCATTCAAAAGTTATAAGGAAAAAAAAGCTTGACAATGATACTTAATAATGATATAATATATATATTAAATGAAGGAGAGGTGATATGAATCAAGTACAAATTCAATACCAAGACACTATGGGGAACTGGATTACACAACAAGTGGTTGATAACATTCAACCATATATCATCCAGTGTATGAAACAAGTAAGCTTTAATTCATCAGGTAAAAGAGTTAGGGCAATTGATTCATCAGGTCGTGTTATAGATATTCTATAAATAATGCGGGCGTGGTGGAATAGGTAGACACAAGAGACTTAAAATCTCTCGACTTAAAGTCGTGCCAGTTCAAGTCTGGCCGTCCGTACCAGAAATATTCCCTAGTAGCTCAGTGGCAGAGCAGACGGCTGTTAACCGTCCGGTCGGTGGTTCGAATCCATCCTGGGGAGCCAAACTTAAATAAGGAAAGTAAATGATTAGAAAATTAGGAAAATACGAATCATTTTTTGCAGTAACAAGTGTGTTACTTGTTACTGGTAGTGCTATGCTATTTTTAGGATATAAACTAATTAACTTATGAGGAGAATTAAAAATGCAAGATTACATGTTAAAACAAAAACAGGAAGATAAATTTTCAGCAATCTTAATCGGTAAAATGTTTATTTTATTAACTGTTATTACTTGTTTTTCTCTAGCTCTAAATATCTAAAATGTATGATGCTTGTTTTTATGTTTTAATGTTTTTGTTATTTTTAACATCTTTTACAACATTAGTATTGACAATATTAAGATTAACAGGTAGCATATAACTTATGCTACCTTTTTTTATTTGGAGAAAATATGACTATTATTAGATTTAGTGATGAGGAAGTTTTTGGAACAGATTCGCAGGAGTATGAAATTCTTGTAAATGCTGTTGCTAAAGTAGAAAATACTGAAGGTGCAATTGTTGAGATTGGCACACGGAGAGGTGGTTCTGCTAAAATGATTATTGATACTCTTGTTGGTAACAATAATACAAATAGGTCAATGTTCTGTATTGACCCATATGGTAATATTGAGATTGATTGTACTAATCTTAATATGACTCTACATAATCCTGAAAGAAAAATTGAAGGCGATCCTCAGTCAAAAGAAATTACATCTAAGCAAACATTTGATTATGATAATAAAATGAGGAATCGTGTCATCCCATCGTTATATTACTATGCTTATGATGCTGGTCTTAATTTTAATTTCTTTTGTTTAGAAGACTACGAATTTTTCAATAGATATTCAGATGGTGTTCCTGTATATAATGATGAAAAAACACTTTTAAATCAATATGCATTTGTATTTTTTGATGGTCCTCACGATAATAAATCAGTAACTTTAGAAACAGATTTCTTTTTAGAAAGGTCTGTATCAGGAACTGTTTTTGTTTACGACGATATTTGGATGTATGACCACGACAAAACTGAAGAATCTTTATTTAACAATGGATTTAAAATATTAGAAAAACAAAATATTAAAGCAAGTTACAGGAAAGAATAATATGTTCAATAGAAATGAAGTCTTAAAAGATTTAAGACATAATGTTATTGAAATCACTTTCAATGAAGGTGTAGTAAGACTTACACTTAAACCAGATCTTTTACCTAAAAGATATATTGAAGAAGATTATAAGGAAGAGAAGAAGTTTCACGAGGAAAATAAAAAACTTATTTCAGCATTTAATGTAATGAATGGTGAATATTTCACTTTTGATATTGCTAATGTTAGATATGTTCAAATTATAGATGGTTATTAATAATGATAATAGGGTTTACTTGCGGTGCTTTTGATTTGCTTCACGCAGGTCATATTGCGATGTTAAAAGAATGTAAAGAACACTGTGAATATTTGATTGTGGGATTACACACCGATCCAACTATTGACAGACCTACAACAAAAAATAAACCAATTCAGAGTGTTTATGAAAGATATTTACAACTAAAAGGGTGTGAATATGTAGATGATGTCATTCCATATGACACAGAGCAAGATTTAGAAAACCTACTGTGTGTTGAGGATATTGGTATTAGATTTTTAGGAGAAGAGTATAATAATTCAGGAATTGATATAACTGGAGAAAGTATATGTAATGAAAGAAATATAACTATATACTTTACATCTAGAAAACATACTTTTAGTTCAAGTGAATTGAGGAATAGAATTAATGAATCACATCAATAATTATATGTATGAAGTTCAAGATATTGCACTGGGAATTGACAGACAATCAATTCATAAAATGGTTGCTTATCTAAAAGATTATAAAGATATGGGTAGAGTATTTGTTTTAGGTGTTGGTGGTTCAGCAGCAAATGCTTCTCATATGGTAAATGATTTAAGAAAACTTTGTGGTATTGAGGCATATGCTCCTACAGATAATGTAAGTGAATTATCAGCAAGAACAAATGATGAAGGGTTTGAAACTACATTTGTTGAGTATTTAAAAGTTTCAAGATTTAGTGAATATGATTGTGTGTTTGTTCTTTCAGTTGGTGGAGGAAGCAAAGAAAAAAATGTATCAGTTAATCTTATCAATGCGATTGACTATGCTAGAAAAAAAGGTGGAACAGTTCTTTCTATTGTGGGAAAACCTAATGGTTATGCTGTTCGTGCTTCTAATGCTTCTGTTGTAGTTCCGTACATTAAAGAAAATAGAGTTACTCCACACTCAGAAGCATTTCAAGCAGTTATTTGGCATTGTTTAGTTTCACATCCAGATTTACAAGTGAATCCAACAAAATGGTAAAACAAAAAGCAATATTTTTTGACAGAGATGGAACACTGAATCATCTAGTTGATAATAGAGCACCTTGGACTTTTGGAGAGTTTAAATTTATTGATGGTGCAACAGAAGCAGTTAGACTTGTTAAAGATTTAGGATATTTAATATTTGTAGTCACTAATCAACCTGATGTAAAAGATGAAAAAATGACTATGGATACTCTAAATGAAATAACAAAACATTTAGAAATGGAACTTGAAATAGATGATATTATGATTGCTTTTGATAGAAACTCAGAACTATATAAACCAAATACTGGTATGTTAGAACATTTGATTGATAAATATGATATTGATGTAGAATCATCATTTATGATTGGTGATAGATGGAAAGATGTTATGGCAGGAAATAGAATGAACTTGATTACTATTTTTCTTGGAACCTATGATAAATGTCTATATACTATGCCACATTATGCAGTTGATAATGTATTAGACGCTTGTAAACTTATTGGAGATAAATATGGTTAAATTATTTGCTGATGGTGCTGATTATGATAGTATCGTTGAGCTTTCAAAGAACGAAAAAGTAGTAGGATTTACTACAAATCCAACACTGATGCGGGAAGCAGGTGTTGAAAATTACGAAGAATTTTCAAAAAAAGTTATTAAATATCTAGCAGAAAATAGACCAAATACATCTTTAAGTCTAGAAGTGTTTGCTGATGAAAAAGAAGAAATGATTCATCAAGCAAGAAAAATTGATTCTTGGGGTAAAGAGCGAGACTATGATGTTTATGTAAAGATTCCAATTCAAAATACAAAAGGGATTAATAACTATGATGTTATTGATACTCTTAATTTTGAAAATGTAAAATTAAATGTTACAGCTGTTTTTACAACAGATCAAGTTGTAGATGTTATAGAAAGAGTTGTTTCTGAAACTCCGATGATTATATCAATATTTGCTGGTAGAATAGCAGATACTGGAGTAAATCCAGAAGAAATTATTAGTGAATCTATTTTATATAGAAAATTAGTGAAACCAAGAACACCTATTGAGTTTCTTTGGGCTTCTTCAAGAGAAGCATATAATTATGTTCAAGCAGAAAAATCTGGTTGTGAAATTATTACAATGTCACCAGATTTAATTAAAAAGGTAGATAAATTCGGAAAAGATTTAGATTTGTTTTCAATTGAAACAGTTCAAATGTTTTACGATGATGCAGTAAAATCAGGATACAGGATAGACTAATGGGATTTGAAGAGAACGAAATTTCAGAAAATGCAAATGGTGGAACTGAAATTGCTAAAAGAATGCTTGGTGATATTATTGACCCAAAACTTCTTGAAGAGTTTCAAATTATTTGTTCCAGACAAAGAGATTTTGATTGGGAAAAAATTAGAGTTTTCTGGTGCCACGATTTGCCAGAAGACCCAGAATCAGCAAAATTCAAAGATAAAGAATTTTTAGATAGTTTTCATAAGTTTGTGTTTATTAGTGACTGGCAATATCAAAGATATCAACTAGTTCACAATCTTCCATATGATGATAAATCTATTGTTTTGGAAAGTGGTATTGAACCAGCACCAGAATCTTGTTTACAAAAAGATAATGACACAATTAGATTGGTATATACATCAACACCACAACGAGGACTAGAGATTCTTGTTCCAGTGTTTAAATATTTGACAGAACGTCATAAGAATATTCATCTTGATGTGTTTTCAAGTTTTAAAATTTATGGTTGGGACGAAATGGATAAACAGTTCGAACCATTATATGATGAGATTAGAGAACATCCAAATATGACATATCACGGATTTGTTCCAAACAATGAACTAAAAGAACACCTAAACAAATCACATATTTTTGCCTATCCTTCTACCTGGGTAGAGACAAGCTGTAGAGCAATGTTAGAAGCAATGTCTGCTGGTCTTGTTTGTGTACATCCAAACTATGGTGCATTAGCAGAAACTTCTGGTTCTTTGAATATTATGTATCAGGGAAATAGTGATAAAGGAAAACACGCAAATGTGTTTGTAAATCATTTGAATGCTGCTATTGAGTTTGTTAAAAGCAACAACCACAAAGATATGATTAACTTCAATAAAACATTTGTAGATTCTCGATATAATATTCAGAGAATTAAAGGTATGTGGGAACTTATGATGAAAAATCTTCTTGATGAATATAAAGAAAAAGAATCTAGAGGCAAACCATCAGAAGTGTTTGTATATGATTCACAATGATAGTTTCGAAAACACCTTTAAGAATTAGTTTCTTTAGTGGGGGTAGTGATACCCCTGCATTCTACAAAAGAGAAGATGGTGCTGCTCTTTCTGTAACAATAGATAAGTTTATTCACGTTATTGTGAGAAAAACACCAAATCTTCCTATTAAAACTATGTTTGATGTTGTTGATGAATCAGATAACATTGAAGAAATGAAGCATATTATTTCAAAAGAATCTCTTAAACTTTTTAATATAGATTCTGAAATAACAATAGCATCTTTATCAGATATATTTTCAAATGGTTCTGGTCTTGGTTCGTCTTCTGCCTTTACTGTAGGTCTTGTTAATAGTCTATTTAAGATAAATAATACAGATGCATTAAAAGAAACAATAGCAAAACGTGCTTGTGATATTGAGATGAATAGGTGTGGATATCCTGTAGGAAAGCAAGACCAATATGCAGCTTCTTATGGTGGGTTTAACTTACTAAGATTCTATAGTGATGGAAATGTTAGAGTTAGGAAAATATATAATAATAATATTCCAAGATTAAATGATAATTTATTGTTAGTGTACAGTGGAAGAGGTAGAGTTGGAAATGATTTTCTTCAAAAACAATCTGATGCTATGTTAAATGATGAAAAATTTAATAAAGTTAGACAGAATAGAGATTTGGCATTTGAAGGAATAAAATATATTTTATCTGGAGATTTAGACTCTTTTGGTGATCTTTTACATCAATCTTGGATAAATAAGAGACAGATTGTAAATGATATTACAGAGGATTATTTGGATAATATTTACAATATAGCAAAAGAATCTGGTGCTATTGGAGGCAAATTGTTAGGTGCTGGTGGTGGAGGATTCTTTGTATTTTATGTAAAGGAAGATAAAAGAGAGGAAGTTATTCATACTCTTAAAAATAAAACAAATTGTAAGATTTTTCCTTTCAAATTCTATGACGAAGGAACTAAAATTATGAGTTACGAATAGTTCTTGACAATTACAGAAATAAGGAATATAATATCATATGTCAGAAAATAATAACGTAATTCAATTTCCAATAGAAAAGATACAACAAAAAACAGACTATGATGAAAAAATACTTTCATCAAACATTTTAGACATAAAAGTAAATCATATCAATGAAGCTTTAATGATTATACTACCATCATTATTTAATAATATTGATATAGCAGGATTTCCTCCCTCAGAAGCAATTGAAGATAATGATGTAAAGGATATTAATCTAATAGTTGAATCATTAAGATCTTTACTTTGTAAATATTATGATGTAAAACATCCTTTTCAGGATTTAGCAGAGAAGGTTTTTGAAAAAGAAGAAGAAACTGACGAATATGCATTGACTAAAAAATTAGATTTAGAATTTGACACTGATAAAATAGGAGAGGATATAAATATCCAATAAGAATATGATTATTGTTGATACAAGTCAGGTTATGCTTTCTAACTTAATGATGCAAATTGGAAATCATACTAATGCAAAATTAGAAGAAAATATGGTAAGACATATGATTTTGAATTCTTTAAGATCTTATAATATGAAATTTAAGAGTGAATATGGAAAAATGATTTTATGCTGTGACGGTTCAAACTGTTGGAGATATAATCATTTTCCATATTATAAAAGATCTAGAAAGAAAAATAGAGAAAATTCAGAACTAGACTGGAAGACTATTTTTGAGTTCATAAACAGTATAACGGAAGAGATTAAACAATATCTTCCATATAAAGTTCTAAAATGTGAAGGTGCTGAGGCAGATGATATCATCGCAACCTTGGTAAAGCAAAATAAGGAAGAAAATATTCTGATTCTTTCAGCAGATAAAGATTTTATTCAGTTACATACTGATAAAGTAAAACAATATGATCCTGTGAGAAAAAGATGGATTTCTAATAAAGATCCTAAAACATATTTACTCGAACATATTTTAAAGGGTGATTCATCTGATGGCATTCCAAATGTGTTGTCAAGTGATGATACTTTTGTTGTAGGAAAAAGACAAAAACCTATGACAAGAAAAAGATTGGATTATTATCTATCACTTGATGATAATTCTATAGAAAAAGAATTGGGTAAAAGATATCAAAGAAATAAAACACTTATAGATTTGAACTATATACCTGATAATATTGTTGAAAAAATTGACGATGAGAAAAATAAAAATCAAACCGATGATAGATCAAAAATGATGAATTATTTTATTGAAAAAAAACTTAAAAATTTAACTGAAAATATTTCTGAATTTTAATGGAGTTATAAATGCAAACCTCTACCTATGAAGTCTTGGAAAAAATTGGTAAACTAAGAAGAACAAAAGAAAAAGTGGATGCACTTAGAGCAAATGACAGTTATGTCATCAGAGTTATTCTACAAGGTGTGTTTGATGAATCAGTAAAATGGTTACTTCCAGAAGGCGATCCGCCGTATACACCTACTGAATTAGTAGACCAAGAAGGTATTCTCATAAATGAAGCAAGAAAAATACTTTACTTTGTAGAAGGATTTCACGATTTACCTACTGCAAAAAGAGAACAAATGTTTATCGAGCTTTTAGAGCAAGTAGATCCAAAAGATGCGACTCTACTGTGTGCTGTGAAAGAAAAGAAGCTGCCATTTAAGGGCATTACTATTCAACACGTTAAAGAGGCATTTCCAGGAATGATTCAAAATGGGTAGAGTTAAAAATAGATTTAAAGATTTTGATTATGAATATGATGAATATAATGATGATATTCTATTGAGAGAAGAAAAGAAAAAAAGGAGAAAACAAAGGAAAATAAAAACTGCACTGAAGACTAAAAATATACAAGAGCTTATGTCTTATGAGGATGATTACTGATGCCAACATACAGTTTTAAAAATAATTTAACAAATGAAGAGTTTACTGATTTTATGTCTATCTCTGAGTTAGATTCATTTTTAAAAGAAAATCCTCACATAGTTCAATTAGTCAGTGCTCCTAGTATTGTGTCTGGTGTATCAGGAAAGAAACCAGATGCAGGATTTAGGGATTTATTAAAGGACATGAAGAGTAAACATTCTAGGGGGATTTCACGTTCAACCATCAACACTTTCTAGAAGAAGGTAATACATGTCATCAAGAAGAGAAAAAAGAGTACTAAGAAAAGAATTAAAGAAACCATCATTCAACATAAGGACAATAAATCCATTAACTGAAAACCAGCAAGTAGCATTTGATGCTTATGATGACGGTAAAAATCTTATGTTACACGGTATAGCTGGAACTGGTAAAAGTTTTATATCTTTGTATCTTGGACTTGATGAACTATTAAACAACAACTCTAATTATGATAAAATTGTTATTATAAGAAGTGTTGTTCCAACAAGAGACATGGGGTTCCTTCCAGGCAATACTAAAGAAAAAGCAAAGGCATATGAATCCCCCTACTATGCCATTTTCACAGAATTGTTTGGAAGGTCTGATGCATACGACTATATGAAAAATAAAAATCAAGTTGAATTTATGACAACTTCATTTATTAGAGGTGTCACATTTAATAATGCTATTATTATAGTCGATGAAATTGCAAACTGTACTTTACACGAACTTGATTCTGTAATTACTAGAATTGGTAAAAATTGTAGAATTATGTTTTGTGGTGATTTTAGACAATCAGATTTCATAAAGAAAGCTGATAGAGGTGGATTACTAGATTTTCTACGTATTATTCAAAAAATGAAATCGTTTGAATTTATTGATTTTGATGAGAATGATATTGTTAGATCTAGTCTTGTGAAAGATTATATTATACAAAAGGACAGACTTAAAATTGCAACGCAAGCTATTTAATCATAAGCTTGTTACACCAATTGAACTGACAACTGAGAACATAGATAATAAAAGACACTATGTTTTACCCGATGGGGATAAGCTAAAGTCAGTCACAACAGTCTTGTCGGAGAAATCTGACAAGACTGCTTTGTTTGAATGGAAGAAAAGAGTTGGTGAAGAACAAGCACAAAAAATAACAACACAGGCATCTATTCGTGGAACAGCATTTCATAATATTGCTGAACGATATGTTTTGAATGAAGAAGATTATAAGAAAAAAGAAATGCCTGTCAACATAGATTCTTTTAATCAAATAAAACCTATGCTTGACAAATATGTTGATAATGTATATGGTACAGAGTTGGCTTTATATTCTAAAGTTTTAGGAGCAGCTGGAAGAACAGATTTAGTTGCTGAATATGATGGTGTTCCATCAATTATAGATTATAAAACTTCTCGTAAAATTAAAAAAGAAAAATGGATACAAAACTATTTTTTACAATCAACAATTTATTCTATGATGTTTGAATATCATTATAAAATAAAAATACCACAGATTGTAATATTAATGGCAGTAGACCACGAAAATCCACAGATATTTATAAAACAACGAAAACATTATGTGAATGAAGTTATTAAAACTTTTGTAGGTTGATATGTTTATTGAATCTAAATATGTAGAACTGATATCCCCACAATTGAGAAATTTTAAAAAGACAGATAAAACTGTCTACAACTTTTCTTGTCCTATTTGTGGAGATTCTAAACGAAACAAAAGAAAGGCAAGGGGTTATGTTTATGAGAAAGGTGAATATTATATATTTCACTGTCATAATTGTTCAGTCTCTATGCCATTTGCTAAGTTTTTAAAAGAGATTGATGAAACAGTGTATAAAGAATATTTGTTTGAAAAGTTTCAAAATAAAAAATATCAAACTAATGAAAACATAACCTCTTTTACTCAAAAAATGAAAGCACCAAAGTTTTTAGATTTTGAACCACTGAAAAAACTAAAAAAGATAAGTTCATTACCAATAACACATCCAATCAAAAAGTATGTAGTGTCTAGAAAGATTCCAAACAATCAACACTTTAAACTTTTTGAATGTCCAAATTTTAAAGGATTTATAAATGAAATAATACCACACAAATTTGCTTGTATAAAAAATGATGAAACTAGATTATTAATACCATTTATAGATTCAAACAAGAAAGTTCATGCTCTTCAAGGAAGAAGTATGAAAAGTTCTCTGCCTAAGTATATAACCATCATTTTAGATGAAACAGTACCAAAGATTTATGGTTTAGATACAGTTAAGTTCGGTGAAAAAGTTTTTGTGTTTGAAGGTCCTATTGATAGTATGTTTATTGAAAATTCAATAGCAACTGCAGGTGGAGATATTGTATCTGTTCTAGATGGTTATTGTAAAGAAAAGTTAACAGTAGTGTATGACAATGAACCTCGCTCAATAGAAACAATAAAAAAGATTGACAAGGCAATTGAATTGGGTTACAATGTTTGTATATGGCCAGAAAGTATAAAGTACAAGGACGTGAATGATATGGTGATGTCTGGAATGTCATCAGAAGAAATAAGAAACATAATCACTAATAATACTTTTAGTGGTTTAAAAGCAAAATTAACACTAGTTAAATGGAGCAAATTATGAAAACATTTGTTTTAATAGTAGTAATCGGTGGTACAAATATTAATGGATATTTGTCTATTAAAAATTTTAAATCTTATAAAGCTTGCACAAGAGTTATTAATTATGTAAAAGATAAAAAAGAAATCAAATTACTTGGTGTAAAATTAAAACCAGAATATATGAGGTGTAAAAAAGTATAATGAGTGAAGTAAAATTGATTGCATATACACAATCAAAAGAGATTGCTGGTATAACATCACAAGATATTATGGCATACTGTGCACGAGTGTCAAATCCATCTAATCAAAATAATTCAGAAACAGCAGAAAAACTTTTAAATTATTGTGTTAGAAATAAACATTGGTCTGTTTTTGAGATGTGTAATGTTGTTCTTGAGATAAATACAACTCGTGATATTGCTAGACAGATTCTTCGTCATAGGTCATTTCATTTTCAGGAATTTTCTCAACGATACGCTGACCCAAATGAACTTGGGTTTGAAACAAGAGAATTTCGTCTTCAGGATGCTAAAAATAGACAAAATTCTATTGAGGTTGATGAAGACAATGAAATGACTAAATCCTGGAAAATAAAACAAGATCAACTTATTCATGAAACAAAACTTGCTTATAAATGGGCAATAGAAAATGGTATTGCGAAAGAACAAGCTCGTGCTGTTTTACCAGAAGGTCTTACTATGTCTCGTATGTATATGAATGGTACTGTTCGTGATTGGATTCACTATTGTCAACTTCGTATGGGTCCAGAAACACAGAAAGAGCATCGTGTAGTTGCTCAACAGTGTTGGGATGTTCTTGTTAAAGTATATCCATTTTTAGAAACTCTGGAGATATAAATGAAAACAGCTAGAGGTGTGCTGATAGAACGATACGAGCAATACAAAACTGATCTAGAGCAAGCAAAATTAGATATAGAAATACAAAAGAAAAAGTTGGAGGAAGCACAAGAATCAAAAATAAGAGTAGAAAAACTACTAAAAGAATTTAAAGAAGCACTAGATAAATTAGATGTAAAGAAGTAGGAGCGGTTTATGGACCTTTATCAACAATATATTCACAAATCACGTTATGCAAGATATCTACCTGAACTAAAAAGAAGAGAACATTGGGATGAAACTGTTGATCGATTTGTGAGTTTTGTTGCTAGTAAAATCAGTAATAATGTTTTGACAACAGAAGTTAGAAATAATATTAAAAATGCTATTGCTGATATGAAAGTAATGCCCTCAATGAGAGCAATGATGACTGCAGGTCTTGCACTTGATAGAGATAACACTGCAGGATACAATTGTTCTTATCTACCAATTGATGACGCAAAAGCTTTTGATGAAGCAATGGTAATCCTTATGAATGGTACAGGTGTAGGATTCTCTGTTGAAAGGCAATATGTAAATAAACTACCAGAAATTCCTGAAGAGATTTATGATACAGATACAACTATCACTGTACGTGATTCAAAAGAAGGTTGGGGTAAAGCACTACGTATGCTTATTGCTCTACTTTATTCTGGTGAATTGCCAAAATGGGATCTATCAAAACTTCGTCCTGCAGGAACAGTTCTAAAAACATTTGGTGGTCGCTCTTCTGGACCAGCACCATTAGATGAATTGTTTCATTTTGTTGTAAATGTTTTCAAAAGTGCAAAAGGTAGAAAACTAACATCTATTGAATGTCACGATATTATGTGTAAAATTGGCGAAGTAGTAGTTGTTGGTGGTGTTCGTCGTTCTGCTATGATTTCACTTTCAAATCTATCTGATGATCGTATGAGGAATGCTAAATCAGGTGCTTGGTGGGAACAAAATGTTCAACGAGCACTTTCAAATAATTCTGCTGTATATACTGAGAAACCAGATGTTCATCAGTTTATGCAAGAATGGTTATCATTATATGAATCTAAATCAGGTGAACGTGGAATCTTCTCACGTGAAGCATCTAAAAATGTTTGTAAGAAAAATGGTAGACGTGACCCTGATCATGATTTCGGAACGAATCCATGTTCCGAAATTATTCTACGACCATATCAATTCTGTAATCTTACAGAGGTTATTGCTCGTGCAGATGATACAGAAAATGATTTAATTGAAAAAGTAAAACTTGCAGCGGTTCTTGGAACTATTCAATCCACTTTTACTAACTTTCCATATCTAAGAAAGATTTGGAAAAAGAATACTGAGGAAGAAAGATTGCTTGGTGTTTCTATTACTGGTATCTATGATTGTCCTTTATTGAATGATTACAAAGATCCATCATTACCAGGACGATTAGAGATGTTGCGTCAAGTTGCTGTTGATACTAATAAAGAATTTTCTGAAATGTTAGGTATTCCACAGTCTGCTTCTGTTACATGCGTCAAACCATCAGGCACAGTTTCTCAGTTAACAGATTCTGCTTCTGGTATTCACGCAAGACACGATCCATATTATTATCGTCGTGTTCGTAATGATAATAAAGACCCGTTGACACAATTTCTTATTGATGCAGGCGTTCCAAATGAACCAGATGTAACTAAACCATATGCAACTACAGTGTTTACATTTCCAAAGAAAGCACCAGAAAGTGCATTATCAAGAGGTGATATTTCTGCAATTGACCATCTAGAACTTTGGTTGATGTATCAAAGACATTGGTGTGAACATAAACCTTCTGTTACTATTTCAGTAAAAGAAGATGAATGGCCAACAGTTGGTGCTTGGGTCTGGGAACATTTTGATGAGATGTCTGGTGTATCATTTTTACCTCACGATGGTGGAACATATCGACAAGCACCATATGAAACAGTATCAGAGGAAAAGTATAATGAATTATTAGAAATTATGCCAGAAAGTTTTGATTGGACTTCATTTGAAGAGAATCAAGATAATGTGGAAGGAGCACAGACATTAGCTTGTACTGCAGATAACTGTGAAATCTAGAACTAAATAGGGGCAGAGAAATCTGCCCCTTTTTTTTAGGAGAAATATGTGTCTTATTTAAATCATCCATTGCCAGATTGGCCTTGTTATATAAGAAATGAGTTTCTTTATAATCATAAAAAAGGACATAAAGAAGTGACTAAGTGTGATGTTCATACAGTATCATCAATTGAAAAAAGAGTTCCTTTATTTGAAGCATTATTAGAAAATGGTGTAAATTGGACAAGAAGACCTTTACATGCTTTTTGTTGGAATCCAGATTCAGAAATAGAACCTTTAAATCAAATTATGTACTGGAATTCATTTTCACCTTATATAGATGTTCAAAAAAGATCTAGACTTGATAATTTAAAAGCTGAACTTATAAGACCTGATGGAAAAAGGGTAAATGGAATATATATGTTTACTTTAGATTGGTCTTGGGAAAATAAATCAATAACAGATTTTAATTTTTCTGAATCACCAGAACACAAATGTGCACATTTATTTAAAGTAGAAACTGGTAATTATTATGCTTATCCAAATAATAGAATAATTTGGTATGATGAGTCTTTTATTTTTAAAAGAATAAAGAAAAATCCAGGTTATGAAATAGATTTATCTATATATTCTGTAGAAAATAGTAGAAATATAAGCACAAATGATGAATATTTTTACGGAGATAATAATCTAGAAAATAAGGAATAATTTATGAAAGAACTTTTAAGAGAATTATTTTTAATAATGGAGGATAATATATCAGATTCTAAAGAGAGATATGACATTTATCAACAATTCATTTCACATTTATTTGAGGTTGATAATGAAATTTTAGAATATCTTTTAGATAATAATGAAGAATTTTCTGATGCTTATCAAGATTATGTTGCTGAAATAGAGGCAGAAGAAGAGGAATAAATAATACCATTGATGAAAGGATGGTATTATGTGGTTATATAATAATAAAGATATTACTGAAGATGATATAAAAGGATATGTTGGTTTTGTTTATCTAATTGAAAATCTAGATAATAATATGTATTATATTGGTAAGAAATCACTAAAGAAAACAAAAGTATATCAGAAGAATAAAAAGAAAAAAAGAATGCTTGTTGAATCGGATTGGAAAGACTATACTGGTTCTAACGACTTACTAAATGAACACATTGAATCTGGTAATAAAATAAGAAAAACAATAATCAGAATGTGTAGAAACAAAACTGAGATGAGTTATTATGAAGCAAAAGAACAATTTTCTCGTGATGTTCTGCTTGATAAAAACTCATATAACCAATGGATAATGGTGAGAGCAAGAAAGTCTAATTTAATGATTGACAAATAGAACTTACCTTGATATAATCTGACTACAATAGGAGATTTAAATGGAACATATCAAAATTGTAGTTAATAGTTCTGGTAAAGGTGATGAGTTATTTGTGTTGTTTGAAAAACATACAAATAAGGTGATTTCTATCAATCAGTATTATAGTATGATTGATAGGACTGAATCTATAACTAAAGATAATGGTTCCTATGGTAGTTTATTAAATATAGCAAGGAAAATTTTAGATGGTAAGTAATTTTATTCGTGTTATGGATTTTATGAATAACTTTGGTCAAGAAGTGAAGTATAATCCAGAATTTCCAGATGAAAAAGTCCAGAAACTTAGGATTTCTCTTATTGAAGAAGAGTTAGAAGAGTTGAAAGAAGCAATGGGAAAAGAAGATATGGTTGGAGTTGCTGATGCTCTTACTGATATTCTTTATGTTACATATGGTGCAGGTGCTGCATTTGGTATTGACTTAGATAAATGCTTTGAAGAAGTTCATAACAGCAATATGTCTAAGCTTGATAGAAATGGACATCCAATCTATCGTAACGACGGAAAGATTCTAAAAGGTCCAGATTATTTTGAACCTAATCTTGAAAAAATTGTAGAAAATGGTATACAAAAATATTAGCAATATATCACCAAAACAATCAGGAAAAATTAGACACTCAAGATATATTAATACACTATCCCAAATAGCAATTAATGTAGAACCTGTAGCACAAGCAAGAATCGCTGCAGGTATAGTGTATAGAAATAATTTGATTTCAATTGGCGTAAATAGAAGTAAGACACATCCATTTCAAAAAAGATATTGTAAGAATAAAGATGCTATTTATCTTCACGCAGAGACAGATGTTATTAAAAATGCTATAAATAAAATAGATTTAGAAAAGTTTTCAAATTCTATACTTTATATTTGTAGAGTAAAAATTTATAAAAAGAAATTTGTATTTGGTCTTGCTAAACCTTGTGATGGATGTATGAAAGCAATATCAACATTTAATATAAAAAAAGTATACTATACATTAGACAATGGAGGATATGACTTGTTATGAAAAATGTAGTTTTATATACAAAATCTGAATGTGTTTTTTGTAATAATGCAAAAGCACTACTAAAAATGAATAATATAAAATATACAGAAAAACATTTGGATAGAGATTTTACTCGTGAAGAAATCAAAGAAAAATATCCCACACAAAAAACTTTTCCTGTAGTTCTTATCAATGAAGAATTCATTGGTGGATATACTGAGTTATTTGACCGTTTGCGAGGAAAAGATGAAGTCTAGTGAGATGTATATTAGACAACTTCTTCAAGATAATATTAATGAAATGAAACTTAAGATTAATAATACTAAAAAAAAGATTCAAGATTATAAAAAAGAAATAAAATTTCTGGAAAGTGTGTTGAATGACTAAATTTGAATTATATTTTATTGAAAATATCATTCCAATTATTCTTATTGGTAATATGTTTTTATTCATTTCTTGGATGGTAGACGGTCTAGTATATACTCCATTATTAGTTTCACATATCTTAGCAGTATTATATTGTGGTTATAAATTTTTCAATAGAGGAAACAATGTCTGATACAATTTTTGATTTGGAACAAAAGATTCTTCAGTTTGCTAACATCCTAGATGATTTGGAAACTTTTGTATCAAAAATAGAACAAAAAGATAGGTATAAAATTGATACTGAAATCTCACATATCATTGGATTTTATCATTTTAAATATAATGATTTGTGGAACACATTTGAACAACATACAAAAGATTATTATAAAAAGAAATCAAATGTATATGATGATTTGCCATCGGATGTAGAACCACAAGAATATAAAGATGACCCACAAGGAGTCTATGAAATAGATGAAAATGGTATTCCAAAATGGCTTTAATTAAAAATATTTTAATGTTTTTTGGTATTTTTACCTTGACAGTGTTAATCTTAAATGGTATATTATTTCTAATATTTGCCATTTGTTACAACAATCCAGTTTGTGGATAGAATATGTGTGGAATACATGGGTTCTCATTTAAAAATTACAAACACATAAAGAACATGATACTAGTGTCTGAAAATAGAGGACCAGACGCTAATGACATTTATATTGATGATTTTGTATCACTAGGACACAATCTTTTAAATATATCAAATCTTCCTATAGAAGAAACAACTCAACCATATATTTCTCCTAAAGGAAATGTTTTAGTATTTAATGGCCAAATATATAAAGAATGTTACTTAGATACAAAATATTTATCAGAAATGTTAGATTATTATGGTATAGAATATTTAAGAAATATTAATGGTGCGTTTTCATTATGTTGGTATGAGAAAAAAACTAAAACTATCACTATTGCTAGAGATCATTATGGTCAAAGGCCTTTATTTTATAATTTAGATAATGGATTGGTTTTTAGTAGTAGTATATATTCTCTTAAAAGTGTCGGTATAGACTTAGAGAAAGATAGAGAATCCATTAAAAGATTTCTTTTTAATGATAGGTTTTGGCAAGGGCGTGATACATTTTATAAAAATATAAAAAAATTAGTTCCAGGAGAATATATAAAATTTTCTGTTAAAAAAAATAAAATAATAAGTCGTGGTTCTTTATTTGATTTTCAAATGGAAAACCAAAAACCAAATGATAAAAAAATAAAGAAATTGATAGAGAAATCTATTGTTAATACGGTATATAATAATAATAGCACATGTGTTCTTTTATCTGGAGGATTGGATTCTACTACAATATTAAATTGTTCTAAGAATTTAGATATGGATTTATTTTCACTTTCATGTGGATATAAATCGTTATATGATTTAAAAAAAGATGAAGATTATGATAGTATGCTTAACTATACGGAAGAAGTTAATTATGCAAAAAAAACATCTAAGTTTTATAATATTCCTTTCTATGATAAAACAATATCAATTTCTGAGTTAAGAGATTCAGTAAAAGATTCTATCAAATGTAGTTTGTTACCATTTTTTGATGACAATAGGTATGTGGTTAGATACTTAACATATAAAAAAGCACACGATCTTGGATGTAAGGTAATAATAAATGGAGATGGTGGTGATGAAATTTTTACTGGATATAGTGGTCATGATCTTTACAAAAATCCAAACTTTCCAAAATTTAAATATGAAATTTTACATGATGAGTTTTATGAATGGTTTCCTAAACACGTTCTTGGAAAGGACGAAATGAACAATAATTTTTTTATTAGGATTATGTTATCAATAGATTCCTTTTGTTTATCTTCTGATAGCTTAGCTTCTAATTTTTCTATGGAATCTAGAAGTCCATTTTTATACCAAGAATTAGTAAAAAACTGTCTTAATATATCTGGAAAATATAAACTTCAAAAGAAAAGAAATAATTTTAGATCGGGGACATACAAATATCTATTAAGAGAATTATTTAAAGATGATCTTCCTTCTTGGGTCATAAATAAAAATATAAAAGTTGGTTGGGCATCTCCTTGGAATTCTAGGAATGAAAAAAGTAATTTTAAAAATGCATTGAAAAATATAAGTTTATTAGAGGATATAATAAAATGAACACTACAGGAAAAGTTTTGTTGACAATTGCAGCAGTTGCTGCTATTACTATTGCATTCGGTGTTTCTGCTGTAAGAGCAGGACCAAGTTTTGAATTGAATATTGGACCTAAAGGATTTGATTTTAGGATTGATAAAAATGATAAACATTGGCAAAGATATCGTCGTAGGCAAATTTGTCATCGTAGAGCAAGACGATATTGTTCACATTGGAGAGAAGAATATAAGCATTTTCGTGACAGATGGTATCTGAGGCAATATAAATCTTGTAAAAAAGATTATATGTGGATGTGTAGAAACACATGAAATATGAAGTGTATGTAACTTTAAGAAATGGTATTCTTGATAAAGCAGGTAATGCTGTTACCAAAGTCTTGAATGATAGATATGGTGGAGTAGAATCTGTTCGCATTGGTAAGATTATTCATATTGAATGTAATGAAAAAGATATTGATAAGATTGCCAAAGAAGTTACAAATGAGGTAATGGAAGATTATGAAATAAAGACGTGTAGCTCAATTGGTTAGAGCCATTCGCTCATAACGGATCGGTTGGGGGTTCAAGTCCCTCCACGTCTACCATGGTCTCCTAGCTCAATGGATAGAGCAACTGCCTTCTAAGCAGTAGGTTCCAGGTTCGAGTCCTGGGGAGATCGCCAATATAGGATATGCTAAATGACAACATTTCTGATTATATATTCAATAATTGCATTAGTAACAACAGTATCATTGTTGTGTATTTTTACAGTTCATAATGGTTTATTTGTAACAACAAGAAACGATGTTGTTAAAATTCAATTGTGGGCTTGTGTTGGTCTTATTTTAATAGGAATATTTTGGCCAGTGTTTGCTATTCTTGTGTTCATTGGTTGGATTATGGATATGAAATGCCCTTTCTTATAGAATTGATTGCATAATATTCCAGTGAGATGCCAACATTTCATTATTATTATCTAGGGAATTTTGAAGATGATGGATGGTATAGTTACAAATCGTAGATATAAACAATTACTTTTACCAAACCCATTTGAAGTAGAATACAAAAATGAAATTGTTGAGGGTAAAAAACACGTTGTTGGATATATGAGTTGTAAAGAATGTGGTAGATATTTTGGTAAATCTTTATCAATAGATGAGATGAAAGATTGTCATAATAATTGTATGGTCATAAAATCATTAACTATATCTGCTTGACATTTCCTTATAAAAATGTTATATATAGTATGTCAGTGAGTTACTGACATATTTTCTTGCTTAAACAAAGGAGAAACAAATGACTAAAAACGATCCACTATTTAAAGCTTTCACAGTTGGTTTTGATGAGATGTTTAATCGTGTTCAAAGTTTGAACACAGATTATTCAAAAGCAATGTATTCATTCCCTCCCTATAATATTGTTAAGTTAGACGAAAACAAATATAGGGTTGAAGTGGCAGTTGCTGGTTTCTGTAAAAATGAACTGGAAGTTGAAGTGAAGGAAAATACTCTAGTTCTTTCTGGTAAATCTAAGACTGATGAATCAGAAAATTTTGTCCATAAGGGTATTGCCAATCGTGCATTCAAACGATCTTTTGAACTTGCTGATACTGTAGAGGTTCAAAGTTCGGAATTAACTAATGGTATGTTGAAGGTATTTTTAGAAAACATTATTCCAGAAAGTCGTAAACCTAAAAAGGTTGATATTACTGAACCTGTTCCTGAAAAGGAATAGATATATTCTATAAATAGTTAATAGTGAAGAACCTTATTGCCTTTGTGATAAGGTTCTTTTTTTATCAAACGAAAGGTATTAATATGTCTGTTATCAAAGAAGGATGGAAGTGTCCTGTTTGTAAGAAAGTATTTGCACCAACACAGAAAATGTGTAAAAAATGTTCCAAGGTAGAATCTACAAATAATCCTGGAGATTCTAAAATATTTCTACAAGATTAGTATTGACAAAAGGAATAAAGTAATGTATGATGATGAAATAAAGTTAACAAACTTAAAAATAGTCCCTGAAGAAACCATCATACAATGTGCAAAAGATCTTTCCAATGAAAAAAGAAATACTTTTGAGGATTTGCTAGATGAAGCATATTATTTTAGGATGGTAGGACTTTCACCAGTTTTTATTACTACATCTAATATGAAGAATTTATTTGTAACTTCTAAAGAAAAACTTAGAAAAGAATATCACTAGAAAGATCTAAATGTCTAAATTCTATACGAATGTTTTCTCTCGGGGGAACAAGGTTTACGTTCGTGGATATGAGAACGGTAAAGCATTTCAAAAATATGAATATTATAAACCATATTTGTTTGTTGATGACAAGGATGGTAACTATAAAACTGTAGATAAAAAACCAGCTTCAAAGATAATGTTTAACAGCATTTCTGAAGCAAGAGAATTTGTCACCAAATATAAAGATATACAAAATTTCAACTATTACGGGTTGGAGAATTTTCAGTATTTGTATATCTATGATAATTATTCTGGTGATGTGCAATATGATCCATCAAAGATGTCTGTTGTATCTCTTGATATTGAATGTATTGCTGATCAAGGATTTCCAGATATACAACTAGCAGATAAAGAAATAACTGCCATCACCATCAGAAAGAATAAATTGAATTTGGTGTTTGGGTGTGGTGAGTTTGTAACTGATGATCCCAACACAAAATACTTTAGATGTAAAGATGAGAAAGAACTTCTTTATAAGTTTGTTGATATTTGGAATCGTCCTTTTATCAAACCAGATATTATCACTGGTTGGAACATAGAGTTTTTTGATATTCCATATCTAGTAAACCGTATTCGTAATATTTGTGGTGAAGACCTTGCAAGAAATTTGTCTCCTTGGAGAATGATTAATGAAGGTAAGGTTCATTACAAAGGCAAAGAGAATCAGAATTTTGTTCTGATGGGAATATCAACACTTGATTATTACCAGTTATATCGTAAGTTTACTTTTGGTAATCAAGAGAGTTATAAACTTGACTATATTGCATCAGTAGAACTTGGTGAGAAGAAAATTGATTATTCTGAATATGGTTCTTTGTTAGAATTGTATAAGAATAACTTCCAAAAGTTTATTGAATACAATATTCACGATGTTGTTCTTGTTGATAGATTGGAAGAAAAACTTAAGTTTATTGAACAAGTAATGGCACTTGCATATGATGCAAAAGTAAACTTTGTTGATACTCTTACAACAGTTCGTCCTTGGGATGTTATTATTCACAACTACCTATTGGATAGAAAAACAGTTGTACCTAAACTTGTTATAAAAGATAATAATGAAAGTTTGGTTGGTGGTTTTGTGAAAGATCCAAAAGTTGGTATGAGTGAATGGGTTGTATCTTTTGATTTAAATTCACTCTATCCACATTTGATTATGCAGTATAATATTTCACCAGAGAAGTTTGTGAAGAAAGTTCCTATGTGGCATAACACAGATGAACTTATTTCAAAGAAACCAATTGATTATGAACCTGGATATATCTATTCAGGTAATGGTTGTGTTTATAAAAATGATTATCAAGGATTTCTTCCTGCATTGATGGAAAAAATGTATAATGATAGATCTGAATATAAAAAGAAAATGATTGAACTAAAGAAAAAGTTTGAGGAAACAAAAGATGCTGCAACTGGTATGCAAATTGCCAAATATCATAATATGCAAATGGCAAAAAAGATTCAGTTAAACTCTGCTTACGGTGCATTAGGAAATAAATATTTTCGTTGGTTTAATTTTGATCTAGCAGAATCTATTACTAAGTCTGGACAACTTTCTATTCGTTGGATTGAAAAACGAATGAATGAATTTATGAATAAAATGTTAAAGACTGATAATGTTGACTATGTTATAGCATCTGATACAGACTCAATCTATATTGAAATGAAAGAACTTGTAAAACGAATTGATGTAAATGATGATGTCAAGATTGTGTCAGCAATAGATCAATTTTGTGAGCAGAAGATTCAACCATATCTTGACAAATGTTATCAAGAACTTGCTGATTATATGAATGTATATCAACAGAAGATGTTTATGAAACGTGAAACTATTGCTAATAAAGGCATTTGGAAAGCAAAGAAGATGTATATTCTAAATGCTTGGAATGTTGAAGGTGTTCAATATGATTCACCTAAGTTAAAAATGCAGGGTATTGAAGCAGTTCGTTCATCAACACCACAGGTTTGTAGAGAATATATTCGCAAAGCACTTGAGATTATTATGAATGAAAGCGAAATATCTTTACAAAACTATATCTCACAAATAAGAGAAGAGTATAAAAATCTTCCATTTGACGATATTGCTTTTCCTCGTGGAGCAAATAATGTTGACAAATATTATGATAGAAGTAACATATATGTGAAAGGAACACCCATTCACATTAAAGCATCTTTGTTGTATAATAATTTGCTGAAAAAGTATGGATTGAGAAATCTACAACCAATAATGAGTGGTGATAAAATTAAGTATTGTTATTTAAAACTACCAAATAAAATACAAGACACCGTAATTTCTAACCTAGATAGTTTGCCTGATGAATTGGGATTGAACCAATATATTGATTATGAAAAACAGTTCGATAAATCTTTCATAGAACCACTAAAATCTATTACAAGTATTATTAGGTGGGATTATGAGAAGAAATTAACATTGGAGGATTTTTTTAATGTCTGATGAAGATATCTATGATTTCGGTTTCAGTTTAATGTCTGAGGATGAAATCAAAATAGAAGAAGAGAAACTTAAAAAAGTAGTTGAGAATGAATCGCATAAACTGAATAAAGTAAGAGAAATGATTATGCCGCTTCTCAAAAATTTAATGAAAGAACCACAAAAGGAATATATTTATTGGCCTGATAGAAAAGAAAGAGTAGAACTTTTTATAAAAGAATTAGATAAGTTTATAGATTCACATTGACTGGAGAAAGATATGAGTTTAAAAGACAGGTTGATAAAAAATTCAACTATTGATTACACATCTACCCTTACAGAAAGTAAGATTTACACTAAAAAAGATATGATTCAAACCTCAGTGCCTATGATTAATGTGGCACTTGGTGGTTCTATTGATGGTGGTTTAACTCCTGGTTTAACAATGTTAGCTGGGCCGTCGAAACATTTCAAGACTGGGTTTTCTTTGTTATTAGCATCTGCTTTTCTAAAAAAGTATGAGGATGGTGTTGTTTTATTTTATGATTCAGAGTTTGGAACACCGCAATCATACTTTGAAACATTTGGTATCGATTTGGATTCAGTAATCCATACACCAATCACAGATGTTGAAGAACTAAAACATGATATTATGAAACAGATGAAGGATATTGAACGAGGGGATAAGGTTTTTATCCTTGTAGATTCAATTGGCAATCTTGCTTCAAAGAAAGAAGTTGAAGACGCTCTAGATGGTAAATCTGTTGCTGATATGACAAGAGCAAAACAATTAAAATCTTTGTTTCGTATGGTAACACCACATCTATCATTGAAAGATATTCCAATGGCAGTTGTCAATCATACTTATAAAGAAATTGGAATGTTTCCAAAAGATATCGTTGGTGGTGGTACAGGAAGTTATTATTCAGCAGACAATATTTGGATTCTTGGAAGACAACAAGATAAAGATGGTTCTGAGATAGCAGGTTATCATTTCATTATCAATATTGAAAAATCTCGTTATGTAAAAGAAAAGAGTAAAATTCCCATTACTATTTCTTGGGAAGGTGGTATTAATAAATGGTCAGGTTTGTTTGATGTTGCACTTGAAGGAGAATATATTGTAAAACCAAAGAATGGATGGTATGCTCTTGTAGATAGAGAAACTGGAGAAATTCAGGAACCTAATATGAGAGCAAAAGATATTGTGAATAATAAAGAACTTTGGATGAAAATGTTCAAAGAGACAGATTTTTCACAATATATTGAGAAGAAATATAAAGTTGGTTTTTCTAATATTATAGAGGAAGATGAAGTAGAATGAGCATAGAAAGAGTTATTTTTGATAACTTAATCTTTAATGAGACTTATGGAAGAAAAGTAATTCCTTTCCTCAAAGAAGAGTATTTCTCTGATAAAAATGAAAAGATTGTATTCAATCTAATTGATGACTATGTAAAAAACTATAATTCTTTTCCAACAAAAGAGGCACTATATATTGACCTTACGAATAAGGAAGGAATCAATGAAGATTCCTTTCAAACTTGTAAAGAAATAGTTGATAATATCAATAAGCGATATGACACAGATTTGGACTGGTTACTTAACCAAACAGAAAAGTTTTGTCAAGAGAAGTCTGTGTATAATGCTATAATGGAGAGTATTTCTATTTTGGATGATAAAACAGGTAAGAAAACAAAAGGTGCTATTCCAGATATTTTATCAAATGCACTTGCTGTTTCATTTGATTCACATATTGGTCACGACTTTATTGAAAACTACGAGGAACGGTTTGATTTCTATCATCGTAAAGAAGTTAGGGTTGAATTTGATTTAGATTATTTTAATGAAATCACTCGTGGTGGATTACCAAGGAAAACTTTGAACATTGCTCTAGCAGGAACTGGCGTTGGGAAAAGTTTATTTATGTGTCATTGTGCTTCTGCTAATCTGACTGCAGGATTAAATGTACTTTATATTACTATGGAAATGGCAGAAGAAAAGATTGCTGAAAGAATAGATGCTAATTTACTTGATATTTCTGTTGAAGATTTATCATCACTGTCAAAAAATTCATATGATAAAAAGATGAAACGACTAAAGGAAAAAACAAAGGGTAAGTTGATTATCAAAGAATATCCAACTGCTTGTGCAGGTTCTGGTAATTTTCGCCATCTTTTGAATGAACTTAAAATTAAGAAAAGTTTTGTGCCAGATATTATCTATATTGATTATCTTAATATTTGTTTATCCACAAGATTGAAATCTAACTCTAATGCAAATTCTTATACTTTCATTAAAGCAATTGCTGAAGAACTACGAGGTCTAGCAGTGGAATACAATGTTCCTATTGTATCTGCAACTCAAACAACTAGAAGTGGATATTCAAATTCTGATTTAGGATTAGAAGATACTTCTGAAAGTTTTGGACTTCCAGCAACTGCAGATTTTATGTTTGCACTTATCTCAACAGAAGAGTTAGAGTCACTTAATCAGATTATGGTTAAACAACTTAAAAATAGATATTCCGACCCAAGTTCTAATCGTAGATTTGTTGTTGGTGTTGATAGAGATAAAATGCGTCTCTATAATGCAGAAGATAATGCACAAGAAGATATTGTTGATGGTCCATTATCACAAAAGAACTTTGATAATAGTCGTTTGAAGGAATTATTCAGTGAAGTATAAAATTGTAAGAAGAAATCGTAAGTACTGTATTCTAGAGATAGAAACAGATCAAATTATATGTTGTTTTGAGGAACAAGATGGTGCTAGAAAAAGTATGAATCATCTAAATTATGGTGGTGGTTTTGATGGTTGGACTCCAGAGTTTTTAACTTTAAAAGAGTTAAAGTATAAATATACTTAAAAACAATGGAGTATTAAATGCTTTC